CGTTTGTTTTCAGCTCACGGAATTTGGCATTGATGCCGTCAACGATGTCGCGAATCAGCGTTGCGGTGATAGGCTTGTCCACCGCCCACATATGCGCCTCAGCCATCGTGTCGGCCAGCACCTGCGCGGTGCGGGTGTAGTTTTCAAAGAGGAACAGCGGGTCATCAGAGCAGGTACGGTTACCCCAGAATCGGAAACCGTCGCGGCGAATCAGCGTAGTGACGCCTGACTCGTTAAGCAGGTCAGCATCGGTGCCGGACTCCTGCAAATCCCAGAATACAGATGCGCTGATGCCGGTAACACCGTTCACCCCGACGTTGGACAGCGTTTTATGCCAGCCCTGCTCCTGGTCGATTTTGGCACGCAGACCCAGCGCACGGGCGGTGGCATACGCGGTGGCGGTGGTACTGGTGACCGTATCCCATGCGAGGAAATCCGGCCAGATGACCATCAGCTCACGCTGGCTGAAATTCTGGCGGTAGGCTTTCACCTCGGAAATGGTTTTACAGCCCCATGCGCTGATATACCCGAAAGCGCGCAACTTCTGACAGACGGATGCCAGTGCAACCGCCACCTCTTTGGTATCCAGTCCCGGCACACCGAGAATACGCGGTTTAACACCGGTTACCGACTCCGCCGCCAGCAGGGCTTTTAGTCCGGTGTACTGACCGTTTTCGTCGGTGGTGCCGATGATATTGGAAACGGTCTGCGCGAGTTTCGTTTCCTCGTCATCACCGGTGCCGTCTTCCACACGCACGACAACGGTGACCGGTTTTGACTGGTCGGCGATGGCCTGCAACGATGCCGCCAGCGTGCCTTTTTTACCGGCCTTTGCAATTGCGCTCTGCACATTGGTAATCAGCACCGGTTTATTGAGGGGGAAGGTTTCCGCATCCGCATCGCTGGCCGTGCAGACCATGCCGACAATGGCCGTGGATACGGTGGAAATGACGCGGGTGCCGTCGTTAATCTCCAGCACCTGCACGCCATGATGATAGTCACTCATCCGTTTAACTCCGTGGTTAATGGGTGCAACTATTTTCTGTTGGGCAGTGCATGAGACGCTATTTGACCTGGCTGGTCAGTGGATGAAACAACAGATAAAGAAAAGGCGGGCAATCAGCTTGCCTGCCTTGATTTGTACTCTCTCTGTTTCCAACTGACAAATTACGTAACCAAAATTCTGTCAAATCTGACAGCCTGTTTTGAGCGAAGAGCGGACCTGAGATTGTGGTATGCTAATTTATGGGGAGCAGGTCAATTGTATTAGTTATCTTTTTGCTTTTCTTTATCCCATTTCTTTGCAGTGGTCTGATACCACTCTTCACGTGCTCGTTGTTCCTCGGCTCTGTCACTTGAATTATAGTTGTCTGTTTTAATTTTTTTGCTTCCCTGGGAAATCGGCCTCCAGTCTTCTCTAATCTTTTTCATCTGCTCAGCTATCTGTGTCATTGGACTCCTTGCACCTAAGTAGCTAACCCCCTCGAAAGAAGCCATATCATAAGAATACTCATTCCGCTCTCTTTCAGTTGAGCCCGGCTGTTTAGACCAGCTAATACTAACAGAATAAACTTGATCTTTAATCTGGTCATACTTACAAAGACTGCTGTTGAGGGAATGGCCGTTTTTCAATACGCTAACCTTGCTAAATGGTATACCTTTATTTTTTCTATGTTCTGCATTAACCAGTGGGGGATTAAATCCGACTTCAATATCATAGGCTGGGGCATTTCCGGTATTAGCAATATTGATATCAAAATAAAAAGCAGCCCAAGAATTTGGTTCAAGAGTCACAACGACATGAGGTTGAACTGATGCGTCAACCATCCTTTTTGTCTCGTCTGCTAATAGCCTTGTTACTCTCCACAAGAAAAATGTAGCAACTGCTGTTAGCAATGCTGCCAAAGCGGAGATAAGTGTACTTACTGTGTTTATATGCTCTGCGATAAATTCGATCATGAGTTGTCCTTGGGGGCGTACTAATTGTTTTCAATACTAAAATAGCGCCGAGCTTGAAAAATTGCACACTTATAGTTCGATTTACCTCAACAGTTAAGGCTTCAACTTCCCCCATGCACCTCACCCAGCCCAAGACTGTATGAGGTCTGACAAAGAACTTCCTGACACTTGAAAACGAGGCAACGGCTAGGGTTTCTCGTAGGGCAAGGATTGAATACGAAGCCTGTATATTGCTCCGCGAACACTGCTGAGGGCAGTTTAAATGTTGGGCGTTTATGTAGCCTTTCACTCACCAGCATGAGTTCAATGTCTGTGAGTTACCGACAACAATATAAAGGGGGTGGCATCATCATATATCCAAGCTAGAGTCAAATCCTCTAACTGGTTTTATGATCAGTGTCAATTGTTTGATTATTGAACGTTTACGAAGCAGCACGGGAGCCATATAACTAATGGGCAGGTATAAGCCTGTATCACGAGGAATCAGTAAAATGGCTGATGATAAGACCAAAATCGGTACCCCTGACAATGATTTAATAAGTATCAAACAGGATTACGAGAGACGTGATTGGGCTGAAAAGTTTGGAGTTAGCGAGGCCAAACTTGTTCAAGCCGTACAGGCTGTAGGTCATTCGGCTAAGAAAGTACAGGCATGGCTTAAAGACCATTAATATATGAGCGCCTTTCTAGGCGCTTTTTTCTTTGTCCTTTGGGAGATGATTTATGGCTAATAATTTATTTATTACTTACGACCTCATTAAAACGAAAGATTATGCGGCTGTGTATGATGCAATTAAATCTTTAGGAAATTGGGCTTTAACAACTGAATCGAACTGGTATGTTAACTGTAGTTACTCTGCCGAGGATGCAGCCAAAATTGTGAGGGCGGTCATGGATAGTGATGATAAGCTTATTGTTGTAGACGCAACCAATAACTCAGCTTATTGGTACAATCTCTCAGATGAAGTTAGTAACCAAATTCTGACTGAGTGGAACAAGTAATTAAAGGGGGTGGGTACCCCCCCCTTTAATTCAGAAACTATCATGATTGAAACATTAAATATACTGGGTTAATTCTTTCATCCTTGCTCCCTTGCTATATGTCCTGAAAGCGTCCTTTTTAGCCTTCTGCTCAGTATGTCCGGTAATGGCACAGAGCGGACTGTCAGATTAGGCTTTACTCTGTGCCATAGATATGTAAGCTCCCACCAGAGCTCATACAACTTATTGCGGCATTTCCGGCCATTCAGGATTTGCAGGATCCACACGACTGACCAGAACGCTGTAGCGTTCCCAAGACTCCAGCCGTGTGCGCTCCTCCTCTGTTGCCATGTTCAGTCTGACCGCGCGCTCCAGCGGCAAAATCACGGATTCAGCATCTGCAAGAAGTCTGGCTTTCCGAATTTCTGCCTGCTGCTGCAATTCCTCTGCCGTATAAATGCGTTTAATCACTTTGCCGTCCTTAAACATCCAGTTCCCTGAAATGTCCGCCCGTCGGTTAGCAGTAATATCCGCCACTTCAACAACACTTAATCCATCCGGTCTGATAGCTGTCACATCCTTTTCCACATAGCGGATGATATTATCTTTGTCGTACGCTATTTTTATCGTGTCATCAGCAAAATACTTTTGTTGTTCGTACCAGTTCTTACCATCTTCTGAAAAAAACCAGACAACATCAAAGTCCTTTGTCAATTGATATTGTTCAACCGTTTTTGGATTACCCGCCGTAATATTTTTTAAATGCTGCATAAATTATACCTGCGCCACGTTATACCATGTCCCGTTAATGTATTTCTGCACCGGTCTGTAATATACGCCACCAATGTTATCGGCAGAGTTTGAGCCGGTATCCTGAACAATAATGCCGGTATATACGCAACCTGACGGAGCCTGATGCGTCCATGTAGTACCATTATTTGCTGGTTTATATGTAGATGCACCGCCCAGCCGCATGTCTCTCACATAACGTGAATCTGACTCAGCTTTGGTGTATGCACCAACATCTCCCGCTGAGGGTTTTCGTGTTGTGGTATAGAAATCAGACCAGCCAGATTCAAAACCATAACCATCACGGGCTGACCTGTAAGATATACCGCCATTTTTATAATTCACACGAAACTGTACAGCCGGGCAGCTACCAGCATTTATATTAAAGTGAAGAATTAATGCAGATGCTCCCCCAATCAGAGCGTTGTATGCGCCACTGTCCCAATTCCATCCAACGGCTGTATCACCATTAACCGTATTACCTGTCTGCCGAAGTGCAAATGCACCGACATTTCTGGCATTAAGGGTAATATCTCCAGAACCATCAAAGGCAACACCTGCTATTTTCCTCGGTGTTTCGAGTTTTGAGGCTGTTGCAGCATTTCCTGAAAGGTTGGAAATAAATGGATGTGAGCAGTAATAACCGCGCCCATTTTTAAAATCCAGAATAGCCTGTGCGTTCGTGCTTTCTGTAGCGGGATTAGTTGCCCCCCACTTATATGTCGTTTGACCGACGACATAATCCTCTGTCGGAACAATAACCGTTAGCCCTTCCTCTGCAAGAATTTGCACAGGGAAAGCTCTGGCTTCAACATAAAAAACACTACATACATCATCATCTTTCAGGCTTGTAACAATGGAATGGATTGAACGCTCATTGGTCTGATACGTCCAGAAATAACCTGCCGCATATGAACCACGATCAGTCCATCCTCCGGGCATAACCATGCCATTAAACTCGCAGTTATTCATTACATAATCGCCGTTATAACAACCAGTGGAAATAACGACGCGGGATGCCATTTCTCCTGAAAGGCTGGCAGCACGGCGAAAGATAACGGGATACCACTTCCCGGCAACGACATTTGCAGGGGCTGCAAACGAATACTTTCGCATTCCCTTTTTCTTATCCACTTCACCTTTGCTGTAAACATTAATGTTACTCAGGAAGCGTTCTTTATCAGGAATATCCGCACCGTTCTGATCTTTCTGAAGACGTTTTTCAGCATTGTCATTGGCAGACTTCACCGCTTTTGGTGTTGCGGCCAGCGTTTCAGAATCACTGTTGGTGGCGCTACTTAGCTGGACAAGACCTTTTCGCGCTGTGGTGGCATCCTGTGCAGTGTATTTCCCGTTAGCAAGGTCATACGCTGTCTTAACCGCCTTTGGCGTTACGGCCAGCGTTTCAGAATCGCTGTTGGTGGCACTACTGAGCTGAACAAGGCCTTTTCGCGCGGTGGTGGCGTCCTGCGCGGTGTATTTGCCATTAGCAAGGTCATATGCTGTCTTAACTGCCTTCGGCGTTGCTGCGAGCGTCTCAGATTCGCTGTTGATGGCACTACTTAGCTGAACAAGACCTTTTCGCCCCGTGCTGGCGTCCTGAGCGGTATATTTTCCGTTAGCAAGGTCATACGCTGCCTTAACCGCTTTCGGCGTTGCAGCCAGCGTTTCAGATTCACTATTGGTCGCGCTGCTTAACTGAGTAAAACCTTTTGCAGTCAGTGAGGCGTCCGGGTGGCGTCGTGACTGTTCGTGTTCTGCAATTTTGTCATCAACGTAATCCTGCGTCGCCATCACCGTTGTGGTGTCAATGGTCAGCGCCACTGAGGCCACACTGCTGACGATGATGACCATGCGGCAGGTCTGCGAACGCCCTGAGCCTTCGGCAAGAACGGGTTTATAACTTTCGGCCATGTTCGCCACGGCAATTAATGTTCCCGCATCATCGTACAGGCCAAGCTCACGCATCCAGAAACCGCCCACCTCCGGCGGAATAACCAGCTCTGCGATAATATAATTACTGTTTCGTTTGTCCTGACTGATTTTGTTCAGCGCATGTCGCCAGACTTCGTGGATAAGCCCGGTCTGTCCGGCATCCGGGACAGGCAATTTACCACCGCCATCCCCGACGGCCATCGTGGTAATGTTGACCTTCCGCCCTCCCGGCGCGGTTGCCGCTGCCAGCTTTGCTGCACCGGCAGTAGTGATAACGGTTTTGAATTTTGTGCTCATTATTCCTCACTTATCCGGGGTAAACCGTAATTACATCGCCGTCGTGAGCCACACCACCGGCGAACAGATAGCCGGGAATGTCCCGGGTAATGTTCAGACCAATAAGGTGACGGCTTGCAGGTTTGGCATCAGCAATCAGCCGTTCCATTTCCTGATACATTGCCTCTGTGATACCGCTTTCCAGTACACCAATATCGAGCCGGAAGGTGCCGGGCGGGTCACTGTTTTCCCACCACTCCGTCACGTTGATGAGATAGCCGAGCGGCTCC